CGCAATCTTCTGCAATGTTTTCCTTTAGTTTCTCTTTTGATTTCTTTATAGAGTAGAATATTGTCTTTGTGCTTATTCCTGTTTCTGCAGCTATCTGCCTCATGCTCATTCCTGAGTCTCTGTAAACTTTGAACAGCAGCTCGTCAAACCATTCCCAGGTGTTCATCTCTTTTCGCATTCTGAGTTCTAGATTGTACTCAGCTTCGCCTTTGGATATGTACTCGTAATTAACTCCCATCTTGTCAATGTATTCTAGCGGTACTTTTTGCAGCTTCTTTTTCTCTGCTCTTAAATCGCAGACAATTGCTCGTAATACTAAATAGATGTAGCTCTTGTTTATCTTGCCCTCTTCGTTTACAATCTTAAAAGGCTTGTAGTATTTGGTTAACCTAATGTACATTTCCTGTACTATATCCTCAGCGTAAAACTCTTCGCCTAAACTTTTGACTATCCTTATGTAGTCGTCATGTAACTCAGCAACTTTTGAAAGCCATCTCATGTTTAGTATCTAAACAAATGTAGTGATTATTTTCTAATAGTTGTAAGACGCATTTATGAACAGAAAGTTGTGCATAAAAAAAACCACCTATTTCTCGCCTGAATAGATGGTTTCGGTAATAACATAAATTTATCCAAAATGAATAATCAAATATAATAAAAAAAATACAATAAAAAAAGCGCCCATCTCTGAGCGCTCTTCATTTGGTTTACAACTTAACTAAAAAGGTAAATCGCTTGCAGGTAAATCCTGCGGTATGCTTTGCTTTGGAGCTTCTGCTTCCTGATAAGGTTCTGAAAATTTAACGCTGAAATACTTAGTACCGCTTTTAGATACATTTAGCCACATAGCCATATCCTTCATTTGGCCGTCTATCATTGCTTTGCCTTTATAATCAGGCTGCTGCTCCGTTTTTTTGTAATCATTTTTAAAGATTGCTCCGCTGTTGTTTTTCTGTTCCATTTATTTTGATTGTTTATTAAGATATTCGTTTATTATTTGGCGCATAAGCTCTGATGTTGTTACGCCCTGGATCCGGGATAATTTTACTAAATCCCATTTATCCTGTAAGTTAAGCCTTACGCTTATGGTTTTTACTTTGCCTTCGTCTCCGAGTTTTCCTCTGCCCATAGTTCTTTGATTAGTTTATCATAATATTCTCTGCATTCATTTATACGCTCATAAATGGCTTTTACTACATCCTTATCGTATCTTACTTCAAATACTTTGATTCGTTTTTTTGCAGGTATATGATCAAAGTTATGCTTTGCCTCAACCTCTGCCCTCAGCTCTTCGCTTTCATCAATCAAATGATGTTGCCAATGCGCTCTCCTTATCTCATCCTCAACAATCTGCTCAGGAGTATTTAACAAACAATAACAAAGCAAGCTTTTACGCTTGCCTGTCAATGCCATGTAACCCTGCAACTGATAAAAATAGTCTTTGTTTGGTATATCTTCAGCAAACCACGGAAAGGTAGTGCCATCGTAGCTGCTCTTTATATCTAGCAAAGTTTTATCTGTGTTTACATCAGGCGTACCTGTTAAATAATCATTCTTAAAATGGTCATCGTTTTTATAAAGTAAACCTAGCTCCAAAACATCTTGGCATAAATCAATACCATAGCGCTCTACTTGGTTGCCCTTATCTGTATATCTACTTGAAAACTCTTTGCGTATTCCGTAAACCTCTTCTAAAGCTAATTGTTGCAAATATGTTTTAGTAGTCTTGCTAAGCGTTTCTGTTTTACTTCGTGACTTGGTCATTATCTTGCCAATCGAAGAACATCTGATTTTTAGCATAACTCTAAGGCTTTAGCTTGCGCTGTGTTTAATTCAAACTTGCTAGTGATTGCTTCCTTTTCTACTTTGCCATCTTGTAATGCTTTTATAGCATCTTTAAACCTAGCCTCTGTAAGTTTCTTCTTTTTAGGCGCTGCTTTCTTATCATGTGTATTTGTGCTGTCTGCATCTTTGGTATCGTCAATAAGAAACAAACCATTCAAAGCATACTTGCGAGCGTATGAGCTGCTGCTTCCAAAACTCTGAGCAATATCCATTCCCTTGCGATTGGGATCAATTCCTGCCTGAGCCTTTACAGCTTGCATTTTATCGCCATCTGTTATCATTGCAGTAGCTTCTACATACATATAGCCTGCTGCTTCCTTAACCTCATCTGTAAGATTCAATACTAGGCCATTCAATAAAGGCTTGACCGCCTCCATAATATCCTCGCAAGACCTATACTTGTAGTTACCAAACTTGTTAAACTGATTCTTTGGAGCTTTTAGCTCCTTTTGGATTGTTGCCAATCTCTCAATAATTGATTTTTTCATAGTGTGTATTTTAAATATGTATTACAAATTTAATAAAAATTATTCTAATTCGCTTATTTTTAGCTGCCAAACATCATTTTCAACAGGGTGATTATTGTTTTTATATACATATCCTTTAGGTCTAAATATTGCCTTTTTAAAAAACGAATCTTTGCTTATCCATCCTAAAAAATTTATATCCTTTTTTATTCTGTTATAATGATAAAAAGCATAATAATCTACATCGTAATCTTTTTGACTGCCCTGGATTGAAACCTCATAAAAAGGCTTTAAATATTCATTTCCTAGTTTTACTTTAACATCTACTCTTTTATCTTTTAAAATAAAATCAGCATTGTAATCTGTTTCGCTTATTCTTTGAGCTTCCTCATGTGTTTTTTCAAATACAATCTCGGCTAAATTTCCAATTACTGTAAGCTCCCTTTGCTTTTCAGGATCATTTTTTTTTGACGTAAATTGATTTGCTTTAAAGCTGTTCCATTGCGCTGCTTTTTGCAGCATCTCTTCATTAACTTTCATTGTGTTTTTTTGTTTTTAATTTATAGATTTCTATTATATCCCTTAGTTCTTTCCTTGTATATTTCCTAACCTTATGCGCCTGCTCATGCAATTCTATAAGCGCTTCGCCTCCTATTCTTTGCTCTATTCCTATCTGATAATTTAGCAGGTTAGCATGGAGATGCTGATTGCAATAAACGCACTGACCATGCACATTAAGCTCATTGAATCTGACGCTTCCAAAACCTCCTGCGGAGTAGTAATGGCCTGCGTCAAATTTGGATCCCAGGGGCTTATCGCAGCTTACGCAATTTTTATTCTTGTCTCTTGCTCTGATGTAAGCATTGAAATAGGTTTGCGCTTTTTTAGTTAAACTTTGTACGGTTTCTAGCTTTTCTTTTAGTTCTTTTTTTTCTTTTTTCCAATTCTTTTGCTTTGCAGTTTCTACCCATACTTTAACGCATTCAGATTTAAAGCAATATTTTTGATTAAAATGCTTTGCTTCAAATTTCTCTCTGCAATTTTTACATCTCGGCATCTATTGGCATAAATATGTAAATGTCATCAACTCCGCATTCTTGATTATGGCATTGATGTATTCCTATTATTCCATTTCCTTCGATCATAAAAGCCTCATAACTATATTCTTCTTGCCATGTTAAATTTTGGCTGCATTGTGGGCACATCATAATTCTAAAATATATTGTTTATTGTGGTTTTTTGGATTGCTCCATTGATTAGCCATTGCTTTAGCTATTCCGGGAAACGTTTTTGATCTAATTAATGACCTTTCGCTATGTTTAGCATTTGAATACCATTCAGGCATAGTTTTACCGCTTTTTAATTTTTGCCTTGGCGGTGGTTGTACTATTTTAGTAGGCATTAAATTATTTAAACCTTTAAGCCATAAGCAAGTCTGTTTTTCAAAAGGATCTCCAAACTCATAAGGCTGTATAATTTGATTTGGTTTTTTGTATTTTGAGCTCATAACTCCCAGGGGGTTTTCAATTGCTATTAAATCGCATTTTGCATGAACAAACATCATGAAAAACTCAATTGCTTTTTTGCGTTCTGCATATCTTTTTACTGCATCGTCGCCATATTTTTTAACATCAAACCATCTATTTCCTGTTACTGTCAAATAAGTGCAAGGCGGAAATGCTATAATCATATCCCACTGCCAATTTACTTGTTTTATTCTGTTTTTTGTTAATTTAAAAGATTTATTTTTATCATGAAAATTAAATTTTAAAGCAAAATTATCATTTACGCAAAGTTCATATTGATCAAACCAACCATTTAAAACCTTTTCAACATCATCCTGGAAATGCCATTCAGGATGCCCTCCGCTGCATGGCAATAAATCGCAACTGTAAGCCTCATGCCCTAATTTTCTAAACTCTTTTGTTACAGCTTGGCTTTCCTCGCAGGCGATTAAAATTCTCATATGCCTGCTTTTAAATTTTCAACTAATTTATTAAGCTTGTCTATTTCGTGTTTTTGTTCTGCAATGATTATCTGATGGCGCATATTAGCTTTACATTCTAGATAATATTCATCTTCAAACTGCATAAAAACGGAATGAAAATGCTCTATGTCATCAGCGCTCTCCTGCATTGATTTAATTAAATCCGTTCTGTGTTCGTGTTTTTCTCGCAGTTCTTCAAGACTTGACTTAAACTTTATCAATGTAGTTTTTAGGTTAATCTTGGCTTTTAATATTTCTAGTGAGTTCATCGTGTCAATTTATGTTGATCCATTACTTGTTCCCAAAATTTTTTTTCTTTTCCTTTTGTTGCATAAATATGTTCAACAATTTCTAAAAATATCATATTATCAATGACAATGTCAGTATAATAACCATTGTTATTTGCGTTTGTACGGCATTTTAATCTTATTTTTTCTAATGTTTCAAGTGTGTTCATCGTATGTTTTTTAATGGGTTAACGCCTGCAATAGTAAAACCTAATCCGCTGTTAAATTCGCAAAATATATAATCATCTAGCAGAGTTTGTTGACCTCCTGTATCTGTATCTTTTATTTTATCAACTGATATCAAAGTTATATATTTCATTGATTCGTGTTTTACTAGCCTATGAATTACTAGGAAGTCGTCACAGCGATTTAGAAAGCTTTTACCTCCTTCAATGTGCGCAGCCATTGGCGGCCTTAGATGCCCTTCCCACATATGGCCTTTTTGGAATATGTTGCCACCTCTTCCGCTCTCAGATGTTGGGTGAGTATTTATGTAAATAGTCTTGCCTGTTTCATTTACAAATTGACGAGCCATATTTAAAAACTCGTAGTTTCCTTCATATCCCATTTTTCTATCTAGGCCTGTGTAAGGATCAATTAAGCAAGCATCTGCATCTGATTGCCTAAATATCTCTAGCAGCTCCGCAGGTTTGTATAATTTGCTGTTGTCTACAAAATCAAAATATTGTTCCAGGAACGTTGAGGCGCTTGTTATTTGTTGATGGCTT